GTGAATTTTTTGACCAGACTCCGGACATCTCTAAATATATCTCGTCACTTCTATGACTAATTATATCTGATATTTTACCCACAGTGATCTCGTATGATTCCTGTCCATCTACATTTTTTCTTATCCTCCAATTCGGGATATTTAAAAAATCCTGATCCAAAAAATCCAGGTCACTTTTGTAATATTGTTGGTAATTATATGGATCTTTACTTGGTATCAATTTCTGGTATATTAATTTCTTACAAATATAAGAAACTAAATCGATAAAAAAAAATAAAAATGATGTTTATTTTTAGAATTTTCTAGAATCCGGTCTAAATGGTGATTCTAGTGAGGAAACGGTTAACGTACCTTCCAGTGCAGATGCCATTCTTGCTAAAAGTATCTTTATTTCAGCTCCGTCTGCTGCTGTTAATTGACCTCCGTCCATGGAAGATGCTGCAGCGGATGCATCTGATTTTTCTTTTCCTGTAGTTGGGCTAGAAGATTCAGTGGATGGAGTGGCTGATGAAACTGTTGTTGATTTTTTATTATCAGTAGCTTGATTTGTTGGTGCGGAAGGAGAATCACCAGGTGTTCCAGATTTATTCTCTTTTTTTGATAGCTTCACTATATCACTCTTAATGCCACCTGATTCGCCATCACCAGATTTTTTACCCAGTCCCTTAATAGAACTTAATAATCCACCAGCTCCGTCTTCACCAGATTTTTTATTTAAACCTTTAAGAGAATTTAACATTCCACCCGGACCACCGCCATCTTTTTTGGATTTAAAAATATCTGTTATTCCACCTAATCCTAATTCAGAAGCCTTTCCTTTAAGTGCATCCTTATTTTCCTTTAGTAGATCACCACCCTTAGATATTAGATCGGAGAACTTTGATTTCTTATCACCACTCTCAGCTTCATCCTTATCTTTCTTTCCAAAAATCTTAGAAAATAATCCATCCTTTTTTTCCTTCAGTTTGGCTTTATCTTCCTCACTTTTTCCCTTTTTGTCGGTTTTTACTGGAGCTGCTGAAGGGTTCACCAATTCTTCAGCCTTATTATCTACGGGCTTAGATAATTTCTTTAAATCCTCTTGCGTAAATTCAGATGTTGCTTTTCCCTGAAGTCCCGCTAGATACGAATTAAGGTCCTCCTCTAGCCAGCCTGGCTCATCCTCATAATATGAGGGATCCTCAGCAATAAGTTCATTTCTTTTTCTGGATATTTCTTTTTCGCTAGGAGCATCAGATCCTAGTTTTTTTAAAATATCCTGTCTTTCCTTTAAAATGTTATTAGGTATAACAGCAGCTCCAGCCTTTATTTTAACTACTTCGGGTCCTTTTTCTCCAACAAGATAATTACCAGTCTTTTTAACATCACCACCCTCTGCAAAAGCACCTAATATTCCCTTTCCTCCGCCTTTTAATAATCCACCAAGTGATCCTGATATTGTATCCTTAAGAGATCCGATGTCTCCTAATGACCCGGAAATGCCCTTAAGATCTAATCCTTTAGCTCCACCTACAATTCCCTTTAAATCAAGTCCTTTTAATCCCTGAGTTAATCCTTTAAAGTCCAATGATTTTAGATCCTTGGTAAGTCCTTTAAAATCAAGTGCTTTAAGATCACCGGAAAGACCCTTAAAATCAAGTCCTCCGATGCTTTTAGTAAGCTCTGAAAATTCACCCTTCAGACTCTTCAGATCCAATCCCTTTATGCTCTCTGCAACTTTACCAAGATCCTTGGTGCTCTCTGCGCTTTTTTCTTGAGCTGCTACCAATTCGGAAGTACTAGCAGCATTCTTTTTAATGTCGCCAGAAAGTTTATCCACATTTTTAGTGAGATCAAATATGCTCGATATTAATTTCTGGTCTGCCATAATTTATTAATGTATATATTCAATTTTTTATTTAGTAAAGCTAAATAATTGAGTAAGTCCTCCGGCTGCTTGATTTTCCGCATTTTCCAGATCTATAGCCGAATTAAGCTTATCGATCCATATCTGATATTCATAATATGGTATGGATTCTACCCATTCAGGATCTAATCCATGTTCTTTCCATAATCTAAATTTAATATCAAAGAAGTTCTCCAAAGATATCTGAAATAACGAAAAGAGATCTGAGCCCGCTGGGAAAGTTGATATCAGCGGTGACCTCCTCATCACCGCATACTGGGCATTTTTGTTTAACCTCCAAATTAGTGCCTATTCTAATTTTATCGGAAAGTTCATAATATAAGCTGTATTCCTCCTTTGTCCAATAATCAGATTCCCTCATTTTTATCTTGATTGAATCAATTGTTAGATCCCTCCATTCCTTAAATATAAATGGAGCAATTTTTAAAAATCCTTCGTCTATATCTAATCCTTTTATTCCTGAGTTTATTACAAATTCACTGATCTTATTAGAAACCCCTATACTAGGGACAGTCATTTCTATTACCTTATTTATTTTCTTTACATCAAATACAAAGCTTCTAGTTTCTGAATTATAATATGACATTATCTTGGGATCTATGTCATATGAATTAAGAACACCAGTTCTTAATTCTATCCCGTCATTAAAAGGACATTCCGGGGTTTCCTTACATTTTTTATTCGTCCTTAATATTATTGAATTCTCCCCCTTCACAAAGGTTAAATCTCTTATGGCCAATATCAGAAAAAACCTATCCTCCTGCTTGATGTCCAAATAGCTAACCACTCCCTCACCAGGGAAATCCATTCTAAGGCATCTTTCGAGCACGTAGCTTAACTTTTCTTCTATATCCAATCTATCATCTTCGTCGATGGTAGAAAAGTGTCTTATCTCTCTTACTTCAGCAGCACGGATAGCTATTCTAGTTCCATCTGGATAAAATAAACCGCTTGAAGGTAATATGGTAACTGGTACGTTTTTCCATCCGCTATCGAATGAAGGACCGACCGACTGTGCCTTACCCATAGATGTAACCGGATTTTCAATTTTCTCAGTTTTAATAGGTTCGCTAGCTTTATTGAATTCCTCAGTAATTGGCTGCTGTAATGTTCTATTTACAGATTCATCACTCTTGTTGTCATCCTCCACTGGATCATCGTAAACGAATCCACTAGATAATTCTTTTTCCTTTAATATTTGTTCCGGCGATATGTTGTCCATATTTTATATAATTTTATTTATTATATAACCAAACACAGAAAAAGAGGCCAAAATTTGACCTCTTTTTTTAAAATATTATAAAAAAAAGTATTATAGGAATAAATCTTCCCAGTAATCACATATCCAGCTAGCATTAATTGTGTATATTGCTGGTGTTTCATAATCAAGCTCCATCGGGTTTATTGCCTCACTTAAAAAGCAAGAAGGTATTCTAATTCTTCTGAATACATCACCTCTTTTATTAAATATTGATATACTCATGGATCCAACATAATCAGATTTAAGTCCCATTGCTCCAGTTAATGGATTGTATATTAAATCCGACCACTGTCTAAGTATCTTATATACGGTCATTGAATTAGCATCATTTAGATTGACCTCAAATTCCATTGATAATGTCATATCTGTTGTTGATGGTTCACCGCCAGCATATCTTCTGGTAGCAAATTTATAATTTTGCTGTATTGGGTCATTAGCAGTTATATCAACAGCTAAACCTGTGATAGATTTAACTTGCTGAGCTAATATACCCTCACCATTGAATGTAGTTGATGCATCGATTATACCAGCAGGTGGGTTAATAATAACCTCAAACTGGTTAAGATAAACAGGTTCAAAATTGTTTATCGCTGCTCTAGAGTTCGTAAAATGTGGTAATCCTGCCATTTATATTTTTTAATTTTTATAGGAATAAATCTTCCCAATAATCAACCGCCCACTGAAGATCGTCTATTTTATAAAGATCCGTTGAGGTATAGTTAAGATTCATCGGACTTATTGGTTTAGTTATAAAAGCATCCTTACATGTGATTCTTCTGTAAACGTCACCTTGCTTATTGAAAATTGATATTACTATGGTTCCAACATAATCATTTTTAAGACCCATAGCTCCAGTTAATGGGTTGTATATAAGGTCTGACCATTGTCTTAAAGTCTTAAATACATACATCGAATTGTCATCATTAAGATTGACATTGAAGCTTAAACTTAAATCAAGGTATGTTTGGTCTGGTTTAGCACCAGCATAATTTCTTTTAGCAAACTTATATTTCTGAGTAGCCAATCCAGGGTGTTTATCTAAAGATAAACCACTAACTTTAGTTACATGTTGCAATAAAAGATCACCACCAGCTACTGCAGCTGGTGGGATTATAGTAACTTCAAATTGATTCAGGTAAACAGGTTCAAATCTGTTTGTTCCTGAAAGTGAATTTTGAAAATGTGGTAATCCTGCCATAGTTATTAATATTTATCTTTGGTTGGGATATTATGCAAATTGTATAAATCCTCCTGATGCGATTCCGCCAGTTCTAGTAACAGTGATTCTATTAATGAATTTCTGTATACCTCTAGCTGGTTCGATTATGATGTCGATTATTCCCATATTCATATCGATGATTGCAGGGGTATTATTCGAAGCATCCATAACAGTCTGATAAGCATAAATACCTCCACCTGCTCTAACTCCATCTAGGTAGTTATCCACTAATGTTTTTATTTCAAGTCTGATAGAATCGTCATTGAAGTCAAATAGATAATTTGCTAATATTTCCTGTACGTCATTTTCTACGCTGATTAGCAAATCTCTAACGTGAACAAGGTTAAATGCGGAATTAACTTGCTGATATGCAGTTTGGTTACCGAAAATAACTACTCCAATACCTCTTCTTTTTATAATTGGGTTAATACCGAATGGTTCAAGATTTCCTCTATCCTCGTCGGTAAAATCATATTCAACACCAACTATATTACCTCCACTGATAACCCCTCTTTTCTGTCCTGCTATAATTGCATAAGGTTCACCGTTTGCAAATTTTCTTAGGAAGTTATTAGAAACGTAAGCAGAAGGTGGAACCTCCACGTTTCTATTATTTTCTCTTACTGTGATATAAGGAGAATAGAAAGCAGCATACTTAGCTCCTTCGTCCTCACTAGGTAAACTAAATGTATAAGATGGATTCAAAGATAAATTACCACCATCTACAATATAAGCAGTATTTAATCTTGGATATGGGTTAGCCGCTGTAGGTGCATCAGTAAATCTAGGATCCGTACTTGCTCTAAATTGAGCCATTGAAGGAGCGTTTATTAATGCTAATGCCTGTTGTCTAAGCTTAGCCAATCTACTTAATTGGTATTTAGAGTTAGGTAATATTTGACCAGAGAAAGTATCCACGATGTATCTGAATGATATAACGTCCTTAGCAGCCAGTGTTTTAGCTATATTAGTGTCATACATAACATCCAATATTTCAGAAATTCTAGCGTCGCTTCCGTTTGGTCTATGAGATTCGTTCATAGTAAATCCGCTTAGATAACTAAAATCAAAAGATCTTGTAAACTGTGCAATTGATTTGAATTTCTGAACTCTAATTCCTGTTCCTGATGTATAATAAAGTACAGGTCTAGCTGAGGTAACTCTATAAGTTCCTAATGTTGTTGTCATAGCAACAGATGTTATCTTTGCTAATCTGCTTTGTCTGTTACCCGTAGCAGGTTCACATATATCAAGATCAGTAGAAACTACCAAATCTCCTACCGAGAATGGAACGTTACTATTACTATCCAGTGTAACCAAGAATGTGGTAACGTCTATTTTAGTACAATCTACAAATTGGTTAATTGAACCTTCCTGAGAAATTATATCAAAATCTTGTGTTCCTACTGGAAGACCTATATTATTTGAAGCATATGTGCTAGCAAATGCCGGTATGTTTGTAATTGTTTCGTTAGCTCTTGATACATTACTAAATGCTCTGGTATAAACCATATTAAACTGGTCCTTATCAACTGTTGATTCAAAACCTAAGTATCTAAGTGAAGTTCCGTCCGAGCTGGTCCAAGCGATATCTCCATCAGTTATTTCAGCATATTTGTTATCCTGGAAAAGAGCAGAAGCATTATATCCGACAAGCACATTTGATGTTCCAGTAGGTGCTCCCGGTCCTGTAACCCCACTAGGTGTAGCTACGTTGATAATATCAAGATAATCGGAATTACCAAATTGGTAAGCATTAGTATAGAATGAAGGATTACTTCCAGAAGCTCCCGTATTATATGACGTTAAATTAAAAGTAGGTGTAACCGTTATACCCTGTCCTCTATAGAATGATGTATCTAATGGATGAGTCCAGAAAATTCTAAGTGCCCCCGAGATATCTCTGGTACCAGTAACTTTAAGTTTAACTAAATCTGCCTCTGCAAATTGGTTAAGTAATGCGCCAGTTAAACCTCCAGTATATCCAGAAACAACACCCAATATGAATTTCTCGTCATTAGACGATGTTACAGTTAAGAAAGTCTTAAGTGAATTAACATTAGCTGCATTCTGTAAATATCCCGCTGTTGTTCCGTACGTTCCACTAGTTTGTAGATAGTGTAATCCACCATCATATGCATTAGCATCATAAGTTAAGAATGTTTGCTGAACGATTCCAGCTGTTGCTCCAGAATTTCCGGTTAGTGTATATAGCGTACCCACTTTAGATCCAGTAGTATAAACAGTTGCTCCAGTAGCACTATTAAATCCAGTAGCTCCTGTTACTCCTATTACGTTCTGTGTATAAAGGTAGTCAGAAACAAGAACCTGATCATAACTTAAGAAATTTATTCTTGGAGTAGCTAGATCACTATCACCGGTTAATTCATCGATAAGGTGATTACCTACTAAATCTATTTTAGATCCATTAGCACATATGTCATCGAAAGCTTGTTCATCTATTGCACAAAATAACCCTGTTGAAGGAGTACTGTTATTTATTAATACCTGAATGTATTGAGTAACACCATTAAGATCAACGAAATCAGGTATGATACATCCAGTAACTGAAGTAACTATAGATACATCAGGTTCAGATAGGAAATTATCAATTCTACTTTTTATAAATCCATTATCAGTAAAGTACGTGCTCCATTTAGGATCTAGAGCTAATGCTTGATAATTTGTCCAATCACCATATATTGCGATAACGTCTATGAAATAATCAGCCATATAGTCATATGGATGCATAAAACTAGGAACGTTATCTGCACCATACCAATCAATAGCAAAAATATCATATCCTCTAAGTGGTCTAGACGAATCCGTAGATTTTCTAGTAATTATACTCATAGGTGACTTACCAAGATTTGTTAGATTGAATAGTTTACCCTGATCAGCAACACTTAATGTAGCAAGAAAATAATTTGGATCAGCGAACCAAAATCTCTCCTTGTTATAGTATGATGAATATAACCTACTGGTTACTTCACCGTTATATTCTTCGGTATCAAGTGAATATGACTGATACGTAACTTCATCAGGATTTGCAGTCTCCTCATCATCATTTAATCTTAAAAGATTTAACGCGAAAACAGGACCTGTATTTAAACATGTTAGTATGGATCTTTGGAAAAAAGATCCTTTGTTTTCTAATGATCTATCAACATCTCCAAAGATCGATATCATTGTAGTAACATCCGGTATATAAACCGGAGTATTAAAAGGACCTTTGTTAGAAAATCCAACAACCAGTCTTATCGTTTGTGATGTTAATATAACATTCTGAGATGCGTCAAACTCAAGTGTGTAGACTCCAGATGCTCTGAATTGAGAATAGTCTATTTTTACCTTATTTGCCATTATTTATTAAAGATATTTTTGCTTCTAGACTATATATCAAAAACAAAATGGGAATTATGTGTTATACTATTACATCATGCTATTAAAGTCTCCAAACATTTTACCGTCCTTCGTACTTGGACCTCTTCCGTCTTCTTCTCCAGTTTGTCCATCCTCAAGTTTTTTTATTATGAGATCCTTATATGAATTATCTTCAAGTTCGTCAAATACCTCCCCGACCAATTGGTTAAAGTCATATCCCTCGAATAATCCGGGAAGATTAACCAGTGTCATTGCAACGTCATCGTGTCCACTCTGGCTAGAATATGTGCCTCTGTTATTTAGACCAAAGGTGAAAAGTTCAGGTACCGTCCATTTTTTATCATTTACCAGTATTCTATCGCTTTTTATCAATCCTCTTAGTACCTCGCAATATTTCATTTTATTTTTCTCGTTGTACTTTATACCAACTTTCATGACTCTAGCAGCTTCTGTGTGCTTGGTAAATAAAAACATCTCATCGAAAAAATCCTCCCTCGCCATCAATTTCTCATAAAGCAATTCACCTTTATAATTCATCTCGAGAGCTATTTTAACTCTATCCACAGTAAGGATTTCGCTACATAATAATTGAAGAAGCTTCGTTACCTCTTCTAATTTTATCTCATTATCCCTAAACACACCAACCTGGACAAGGCCGAAAAAATCAGCTTCATCTTCAAACTCTTCTATTTTTTCTATTATAAACTTAGGAAGAGGCGTTACTTTAAATATATTTATAACAGTAAAGTCACCGCTACCGCCACCGCTTAGATCTATTGATATAACAAATTTTTTCCCCGGCTGATTACATTTATCTATATCAAACTTTGGATGCCATAATAGATTCTCGTAATTTACATCACCATAATGAAGAGCACTTAATTCCCTCCATTCATACTCAACCTCGTTTCTTCTAATCTTTTTTAATTCATCTGAACCTAAAAGTAAACTCGAAGAGCTTAAAAATTGATTACCGTACTCCTGATTAAATAATTCCTCGCTTCCAAGGTTACCAATCTCCCTCTTTTTCCATTCATCATCCCTGCCTGGAACTTGCCACCAGTCAACTCTGATCGGATTAAAACTATTTTCCCCCGTTATTGCACCCTGATAAATGTCATAGAACTTATTCATTCCATTTGGGGTCGATGTTATTATTATTCGGGAAACCTTGGATGATGATACGGTCGGGTAAGTCGATCTAAAGAAAGCCTCCATAAAATTAGGATTAATATGGGCAAACTCATCCATGTATAGAAAATGTATGGTAAAACCAATACCTGAAGTTTTAGTTGTGGTTTTAGCTAATACCCTACACCCATTATCAAATCTCATTGTCATAACATTATTGACAACCATACCGGGTTTCATGTAAAAGGGAAGTCCCTTTATAATTGATTTTATCTTATCCATTAATTCCTCCGCAGTGTCACCGACGTTAGCAAGAATCATCGCATTTTTATCGTGATTGAAAAGTAGATACCAAACTAATATAATCGAGGAAGTTATAGATTTACCAACCTGTCGGGGTGCTAAGAATATATTAAATCTATTATTCTGGTATTCTCTAAGAACTGATGATTGGTAATCTCTAAGACGTATATAATCCAATCCGGTGTCAGTCATTACTTTACAATACTTAGCAAAATAACTAACGTCCTCCGCACATTTTTTCATCTCTAATATTTCATCACCGGTATATTCCCAAAGAATATTAGATCTCTTCAGTTCAGGATCCTGGTCATGAAAGGGATTGTCAACCTCTTTATAATCCAATCCATCCTCATCGACTCTTCTTAATAATTCATCAACTCTGGCTGTTGTCCAGTAGGATGTTTCTTGTTGCTCTGCTGCGGGTAAATTACTCATTGATCCAATTATTCTAATATATCGTCCTCAACTGAATAATCCTCCATACCAGAATCTAAATCTTCCTGTATACTTCTAGGATTATTAATATCTATTATCTTTTTCTGTCTAGCATTTACCACCGAATTAGGATCGACTATCTCGGGAGTTAAATCAACAACCTCAGAGCTATTTATAATATCTCTTAAACCCTCCATTATACCTCTAGTTCCTCTGGATCTAATACCATCGCCATTATTCATAGCTGGAGCATAAGATCCATCCGAGGTATATTCTTGGTCCATCACAACACCACTAGAATGTCTTTTTTCGTCCGACTCAATCCTAGTTTTCTTGTAATTTTGTTCCATCTTCTCGAGATATCCCTGGTAATCCTTGGGCATCTGCATGATTTGGGATTGTAATTGTGCAAGAACTTCGAACAGTCTAGGGTGCATGTTACCAAGATCTATTTCCTCTAGTAATTTGGTAATTGCATGTTGAGATGACTTTAGCTGAAACATCATCGCTGATATATTCATGGTGTCCATCTTTTTTTTAAACTCAACATGGGTAGCATCGTTCTTAGATAAATTATCTAAATAAAAATTGGATATTGAATCTAAAAGAGCCTTTGCCTCCGATAATGCAGTGGATTTTTCTGTTGCAAAATCCATAACTTCCGTACTTTTTAATCTTGGCAGATCTTCAGTATCAGCTGCTATATTATCCAATGCTTCCTCCATTATAATGGAATCTAAGCTTTCTTTAATTTTTTCTTCCAGAACTTTTTCCGGTTTTGGTTTTCTTCTTGGCATAATTTATCTATTTCTAGCAAACTTAGGTGCTTTTAATAATGGTTTTGCGTTATCTATTATATGTGCTAATTGTGCATCTCTAACTACATTCTGATTCAGAACTGTAGATTGTGTATCTATATCTATCATATTCTTAAATAATCTAATATTAGTTAAGAATATCGGACCAGTAAATATTTTATATGAATTATCATCGGTACCATAGAACGGACTAGCTGTATCGTTATTTATTACAGATGGAGCATTGAATAATATAGGATCGGTAAACATTCTTACAACCTCGTGAACCTTGTTAAGTTTACTAGTCTGCTCATTAGGATTTACCGGATCATATGACATTTCCCATACATTTGCAGAAATCTGCTTATAAACATTGGAGAAGTTTACAACGATTGAATACCAATCACCGTAAACTGGTGTAAATTGGAGAGGTGAGTTTATTATTGTATCATTCAATCTTATCACTAAACTACCAGTCTCTAAAAACTGGTTACCTGTATCATCCATTACTCCGGAATGAACTATATCCACTCTGAATCCTTTTATCGAATCATCCATATCCTGATATAAACCACTAATCAAATTTCGACTTTGTGCTTTTTGCATTCTCCATATTATGGTGCCTTCGGAAAAAACTGTGGTGTTATTAACAACAGTGAATCTATATTCATCCAAAACTGAGACTACCTGATATCCACCCGAATGATGTTTGTCACCTTTAATAGCTACATATCCATTAGGATTTGATGCGTATGATTGCCAGCTCTCAAGTCTATGTCTTTTAGGGAATGAATTAAAGTATAATAAATCATCGGTAGAATTCTCTAGGGTCAAGTTTATTACAGGATATGGTCTTCTTAATAATTGCTGATTGTCATAGTAATTTCTTATATTAAACCATGTAGTAAATGCTAATTCTGTGGACGAATCGGATTTTGGTAAGAATTTATATCTAATTGCATTTCTATATCTGTCCGGGTCATACCCGAATTCAGAATCATCATTAAATGATGCAGATAAATCATAATAATTATTAGCAACTATGGTCCAGTTATTATTTAGGTCATATTCAATTGTTTGAAGCTCCTTATAGATATATGATCTTATAGGATCTTGAGACAATTGTGTTATTGTGGTTGCGTATTGCTGTGGTTTGGTAGCTTTAGTTTCCTCGTCTCTAGTTTCAGCTCCAAATAGATCGCTTGTTGTTAAAGATATTCCCTCCAGCTCCTCTTTATAAGCTGGGTCCTGAAAATACGTATTACTTTTAGGTGTGTATTTTTTAAGCTCAACCTTAAAGTAAACAGGGGAATTCATAAAATCTCTAAAAAGATATGTAGAATTTATTTCATATATTCTATTTGCAATAGGAAAATAAAGAATATCTCTCTTCCTTGGTTGCGATCCCTTACCAAATATACTCTCGAAATATCTTTTGTCAATCTGTATTTCAAAAGGTTCTTCAAACTGAAGACCGAATGGGTCAAAGTTCATTTTATTGTCAGGAAACTGATTTTGCGGAACCACTATCTTAACACATTTCTCGTCAACTACATTGAATAAAGTATATTCCCTAAGTATAACATCTTTCCCTCGGGCTTGCGGTTGTATTGAATAATAGTTTGCTTCCAGTCCAAAAACATTATTAACCATTAAACTAAGATCCTGATATAAATTTAGAGCACGATTAACAGCATATGGATTAAAAGTAAAATTACAGTTTGAAAATACAACCGGCCTAGATGAAACCTCATTTGTGCAAACTGGTGCTGGTTTATAAATAACAACCTCCGGGGTTGGCCCATAATCTAGGTCCAATTCAAAAGAAACTATAACTATAGTAGGATCTATGGGTTCCTCGGTATTATAGATTATAGTCCCGTCATCATTAATTAGAACCGAGGTAAATCTAAATTCGGGATAGAATTTGTTATTGGGATCTAATGCTATATCAAAGAGAGAGGAAAATTCATTAGTTAGTCCACCTAAAGCAGTACCTACGTTTGTCCATAAAGACCAGCTTTTACCATCTATACTATATCTAAAATCTATTGATATGTCATTCGCATCTAATATAGATCCTGAGTTATTACTATTCGATGCATCTATTATCCATCCATTAAATTTAGTAACATTCTCGAAAGGTTTATCCCATGATAACACCCTATAATTACCTATATAGGTGAAGTTTAATGCACTATCTAATTGTTCTATTCTTAGATCATAGTAAGATGAATCCTCGCACGGTTTGTAAAAGGTTTCCCCGTTTATTGTTACCTGATGATATCCACCACAGCCTATCTGCTGTGATCTAGCCATTGCACCCTCGGGGGTAGAGAATATATTATCAGTTGATGAGCTTTTTACTTTGTCTGTATTCTGTAGTCCATCATGATAATTAAATCTCTGATCCGATAGATTATATTGCTCACCACTGGTATTGTATACAGGAGTGGTTGGCTTTGGAAACTTATCTTCTGGTACGAAACTCATCTTTTTAATTATTTATGTATATATCTAAAAAGAAAATGCTGGACTTATGATCCAGCATTTTCTCAATTTCTAATACTTAGTATTTTTCGTATGATTTTTCCTCGGTAAAAATAGAACCATATTTTAAATTTATATACTTTTTAATTTCTGACCTTTTGTCATTAGTTATATAAACTGATCTAGCCAAAGATATAAATTCCGAGTCAAATATTTTTCTTCTTTCCTTTATTCTTATCCTATCCTCTATCTTCCATAATTCCTCGTTGATTAAAACAAGTCCGGAAAAATCTTCGTAATCAATCAAAAGATCGTTAAATACAATCGAATAGAGGTATTCAAACTCACTGTTTATATTAACAAGTTTATCCCTATCCGATATATTATTTTTCTTAATTTCTAATATTGATAACTTATCAACAATTTCTCCCACAGAAACGTCTATTCGCATAAATTAAAAAGTTTTTCTATTTATCATATTTTTAATACTATCTATTATCTATGTATATAAGGACCTCATTATAATACTCTATAAAATGTTCGTTCCATAGATCCCATTTTATATCAATACCATCTAATGATAATACCTCATATCGATCGAACTCTATTAATATATTATCCCGGAAATCCCTGAATTTTTCTTTATTTTCTTTACTCATTAAATGCCATTCGCCGGCAATCTTCTTTATATTTTTTTTAATAAAGTCAAGATTATCTTTCTTAAAAATCTCATATTCACCGCCCTCACAATCAGTTTTCATGAAATCTATCCTATTCAGACCGTATAATTTAACGAGCTTATCAAAGGTAATGGATTCCATATGTGTTTCTCCTCCAAATAATTGATCATATTCGATAACTCCATTTATATCTGATAATCCCTTATTTATATGAGTAACCGGATTACCTAATGTATTTTTAACTAGTGTAGTAAATTCACTCTCACTAGGTTCTATACAAAATACATGTTTAGGATTTTTCTTTAATATCGAATATGTGAATGGGCCGACGCTAGAACCAACATCCAATACAATATCGGAATGATCAACTTCAAAGAATCTCTCATATATTTTTTGCTCAAATATCTCATTATACATAAGTTTCTTGTGATAATTACCATTAGAACTACCATCGTTCATCCAACCCCAATCAAAATTTGGTATGTGATTTTCCCCAATTAATCTATCTATTTCCTTGGTAACCATATTAGAATTAATTTGTTTTGTACACTCAAACATTCTCTCCGAATTTTTATGTAATGGACACCAATTCCAATCTCCAGCATCTAGCATTTCCGAATTAAAGCATCCGTGGCAAACATCCTCGTTAATAATTCTATATGTGTCGGATGAAGTTTCAGAAAATCTTTCACTAAATCCAGAAATCAAAATGATTGGTAATTTACATGACCAAGCTAGCCAACTTAATCCAGAGCCCAAGCCAATGAAAAATTCACACTCACACAGATCATTTATTACATCCTGTAGATTTCCGCCTTTAAACACATCAACATTTTTTGGATATGCATTATTCATATATCCGTCTCCCTCTCTGGAATATATCATGCATTCATAACCAATCGAATTAAGATGATCAATTACCTCTTGCCATCCGTTAGGATTGTTCCAGTATTTGGCCTGAGCAGTTGAATGAAATCCTATCCCAACTTTTTTCTTTTTTTTCACGTTAGGTAAATTTAAACGAGGCTTTATTTCCTTATATTCGAGACCGAGTATATCAGTGGCTGTCTTCTGTAAAGGTTGTTTTCTAAAGTCGTTTGGAACCTTATTATAATCAATATTTCCGTTACTGTCATAATACCATCCAATATTATATTGGGCATATAAATTATTTACAGTTTCCCCTGGATTGACAAAAGTAATATTGGGATACTGTTCAATGAATAAGTGATTAATGAACGTAGAAACTATCAATTCGCAATTATGAATTTTTCTAAATTCCTCCATGTAAGGTATCCACGCAAGAGTATCACCTAGAGATTTAGATCCAAATGCAATATAAACTCTTCTGTCCCTAAGATCTAATGAATTCTTATATATTATTTCACCATTTTCATATACCGTTGTGTCCCATTTGGTATAATATTTTCTGTTTAATTTCGACCAGCTATTAAAATTTAGGAGATCCGAATGTATAATTTTTCCACCATCAGAGAATTCCACCTTAAATTTATTACTACTACTGCCTCTTAATTCGAAATAGGGCTGACCAACAAAATGTTGTATAAACTCGTAGTCATTTTCTATTTTAGGCTGTGGTGTTATTTCTATCTCCATTACCTTCCTATAGAAATCCAATAATGTCCTACCAAAATTAGAATCATCAGGTACCTGATATTCAATATCAGATTCAAGCATATCAATAAGTCGTCCCGATATTTCTTTTATATCACCCTCTATCGGAGTGATGTATCCATCATACATGTTATAATATTGCGGTAGATTTCTGGCTAATATCTTCATGCCATATCCTATGGCTTCTCTTATAACTAAAGGATTGCATTCCCAGGTAGAATTAAACATCATGGCGTCACATGCTATCATGAATTCATCAACATCGTCACGCTCCCCCCATATCTTAACATTGCTTGGTAGATTCTTTGTTATATCTCCCCAGTAATTTTCGAAATTTGGAGCTAAATTACCTACAAAATGAAAAAATACATCAGGACTAGATGATTCTATGAATCTAGCAATTTCTATTCCCTCTCCCTGATTCTTTCCACTAGTCCATAATCCAACATTGAGAACGTTTTTCTTATTTCTATCAAATCCCAGTTTTTTGATAGAATTCTTCCTATTTTTTATTCTTATATCTGTTTTATTCTCATATGGATATAGATGAAGCTCCTTATATGAGGACTCAGATGCGAATGTTTTTTCCGTATGATGTGGTGAAATTAATGAATATGCATCAGGTTTTAATTTTTTAAATTCTTTCGGATCAAACCAAATATTATGACAGGTTTCAATCATTCTCCAGCTTCTATCATCGGAATATAACATGTTAATTAAATCAGCAGGGATCTTATTAAAACTTTCAAATCCCTCTAATATTTCCTCTGAATGAACTAAATCTATATCATTATCCTTAATTATCTGAATTATCTCATATTTTCTTCTAGTATCGGATGTATCCCCCAGTGTAAAGAAATGATCACTGTCAATCATTTCAAGTATTGAATTTCTTTGGACAACATAGGTATCACTAAATTTGGAGTACTCGACAACAAAGATTTCTATCTCATCACTATATTCATTAAGTTTCTGTATTCTCTTCAGTGCGAACTGAGGCATTCCACCGGTTGATAGATGTGGGGTTAAATATAATAGTTTAATTCTCTTCATATAAATTAATATTATTGTGTGTTATGGATCTTATTTTTTCAGTTATATCTTCGGTTAATCCGTTATATTCAATTATGACAGATATCATGTCATCGCGAGATAATTCAAGATCTATTATATCTCTATCAGCTATTTCGTATATTTTTGTGGTTGAATTAAGGTGGATTTTTAAATCAATATGATTTTTAACACCATAGAAATAAATTTTAATAGAATTATTTTCCATAGCATTTTTAGCTATGAAATACCTAAATTCAGAAAATCCCGAATAATTAAAAAGATCTACTCCATTATGAAAAAGTATATGGTCATCAACATAACAATCATCCACTTTATACGGCAAATCTGAATTCTCCAGGTAGTTTTTTAGCCAGGTTTCAGCAATTCCACAAAATTCAATATATTCATTTATATTTAATCCAGATATAAATGATACTAAGTTTTTCCTATCAAATAGCATAAAATGTAGACTTACCCAATGCTCATGGAAATGATAGAAATTACATTCCGCATCGGATAGTATACCACTCAAAACGGTATCGTCAATTTTTATATCATATATTATATGGTAGAAATATTCATAATCATACGTTAATGCATATTCTGATAATTTTTTTACCTGATGGATATTTGCCCATCCGTAATCAGGTAGACATCTATTCATAATTATTTTCTTCCCTTTACATCGATATTCAGACCAAACCGATACCGATTTAATTGGCCAGTCGATAATCGGATTATCTTTAGTTCTTATATAATAATCGCATAATGAGGAGACCCTATTTGGTATATCAATAGGACTATTAAGCATAACATCCAGACCGAGATTTTTTAGTGTTCTTATATTAGATTCTAATACACTAATCTTTTCCTCATTATCGCAATATGAACTAATCAATATTATTTTATTACCCATCCGGATACTTATTTATTAACAGTGGACATTATTTTATTATAAACACTCATTACGCTTGGATGGCATTCGAAAGTTTTCTTTCCCTCCAGACATCCGACCAACGAAGGTATTCCCTGTATCGTGTTCCATTCTCTTACACCATATTTTATATCAGACGCACATTTCAAATTACATCCACCAGAAACATAATGGTATTTATATTCCTGAGATCCCTTTCTATATGGTGCTCTAAACTTATTATCTATTGAACTGCCTAATTGAATTATTTCAGAATCGGTAGTACCTGCTAAATGTAGAAGACCAGAATCCATAGTAACGAAGCATTCACTTTTTTCAATCAGCCACCACGTCTGAGATAATGATGTTTTGTTCTGTAAATTCATACCCAATTCAATATCAAAATTAAAGGTTGGCTTTTGAACATTGGATCCACCCATTTCGGATGACTCCTTTCCGACAGAAACCACACTTATTCCGCCCGCATTCAAAGCTCTGACTAATAGAATCCATTTTTCTCTATCCCATGTTCTGGATTCCCAGTTTTGTACGGGATGTATAAGAACGTATCTATCGGGAAGTCCCTGTATTTCTTCAAAATCAGAAGGGAAAAAATCCAAAGTAAGTTCCTCCTGATTTAACATGAATCCAAGGCTAATTGCATGGAACTGCCTAATGTCAATAGTATTATGCTTATTGCATATGCCATCGGATTTATAGTTTACATCGAAAGTTCTAAATATTTCGAAATCATCATCCAAATCAAGATCACCAGGAAGATATAGAGAATCAACATATGGATTATTTCTAAATATATCTGTATGATGAGTTATTATAGATATTTTTCTACCATATGAGTAATATAGTTTACGCAAAACTGGCGATACACATAATGTATCGCCAATAGCTCTAGCCTCGCTTATATCTATACAGAGTTTCTTCATAAGGAATTACATATCCTTCGTAAATAATCCAGTCTCAAAATCGAGTTTACCTTTACCGTATTTACCGACTACCTTCTCCTGCAAAGCTTCCTCCCTAGCATATATGTCAGAAGCTTCGTTATGTAAGGATTCTAATTCGTTGTTTATAGCGGAAAGGTCCTTCTCGTAAAAGGATTTCTGTACACTTAATCTACCCACTTTAATTATATTATCCATCAAAACCTCTTTCAGATTTTGAATTTCTAAAATTAGATCTTCAGGTAATTTTAATTCATTTTCCATATTTTTTATTTTTATTGTTTATTTATGCTATCTATAATATCGCTAATATTAAAAATGTCATTCATATCGGAATATGGTATTCTACTGATATCCTCAAATAACATATATTTCTGATAGTAATTATTCGATATATCGTGCTTTTCCGTATGTGGATTAGCAATTATATTATCATGTATATTATAGCCAAAAACTTTGGGATTTGTTCCGATCCAGGCAACTGTTGACGGTAAACCCAGGGAAGATGCTATATGCATCGCAGATGAGTCTATAAGAAGTCTTTTTTCTGAAAGGGTCAGCATAATTGCAATGCTTCTAAAATTATCCAATGCAGAAATTGTGTTATCATATTGAAATTGATCTTCCCTTCTTATATGTACCACGGAATAATCATCTTTATAGTGCTCTATAATATTCTCAATTATTGGTTGCGGAATATCTCGGGTCCAGCTATATTTTAGAGGTTGCTCTATGCTTCCACCATTCGGATGTATAGCCATTATAGGCTTATCTAATTTATAAAACTGCTCATAATATTGTCTTTCAGATTTACTTATAAATAATTCAGGCAGTTCCCCATCATAAGGGACACCACACAAATCGCACCATATCTCGATAAGATGTTTTTTTTCCGTTATAAAATCGGAGGTTGTGTATGGATCGGTAATAAATACTTTAGCTTCCTTGTTGTTAATAAAATCCCTATAAATTGGACCCGCATTTGCGTGGGTAATAATTCTATTAACATTATTATTACCTTTAAAAACATCGGGATATGATGTTACCACTATTATGTTATCTCTAGTATACTGTTTACGTAAAGCTTTTACTACAGCGGTGGACATAAAGCTTTTACCCAATCCACCAGAAACCTCCAATATTATATTCATGTGCTTATTTTTTTGATCCTATCCTGATGAATTTATACCAAATTCTCTCATGCAAAAAATATATAATAGGCTTGAAAACAATCTCTCCCATACCTAGTAATGATGCTAATTCTACCGAAGCTCCTAACATATATGCAGTAATTACAGTTGTCATCGTGCCTAATATTCTATAAGAAAGTGTTTTTAATATGTGTCTTATCATATTAGATCTATTTTCTTTTCTATCTGACTTTTTTAGAATTTCCTGATTAGTTTCCATTATAATTTTCCTTCTTTCCTTAATTCCTCTCTAACCGCAGTTGCTGATATATTGGCTATTTCAGTTGGTGGGATATGTTCGATTATATCGTAACCAACACCTCTACCAAATTCAACTGAGCATATATCTGGAATTATTATGATCTTTGCTAGCCTTTCACTAACTAGATCTCTAATCTCGGAATGTATATTAAGCATAACTTCGTTGGGAGTCCAAGGATTTTTTTCATCTGGCTCAATATCTCTGATTGCAATTAATACCTTCTTACCATCGTTTATAGCTTGTTGAAACATAGCTTTGTGACCTGGATGAAGTGGTTGCCATCTACCAATAAACATAGCATATTGACTATCTTTAGGCTGCAGTGATGATTTTACATGGACTTTTTTTGACCAATTTTCCATAATATTTGTTTTAGTGATTCAGTTTCTGATATTCCAGTAGTGTCAATATCAGTAAAATCTTCAGTAGGTTTTTGATATTCTGCTACATGAAAAGATTCTCTTCCCCTTATTTCAGAAGTATGTATATAAAATTCGACAGCTCCATTTTCGCATTTTAGACTGTCTCTAAGATCTTTATACGGGCTAACCAATGATATTATTATATTGTTATTAACGTCCTGCCTAGATAAGTATTTAGCTATCGAATGAGCTGTCTCTATGTTCTTTCTTCTTCCCGCTTCAGAATAATCCTTATTATTCAGTATTTCCCTCAGATCGTCACCATCTATAACGAAAGATTTATCCAAAGAATTTTTTAAATGATTAGCGAGGGTTGTTTTTCCTGAATGAGGTTGACCGGTTAGTATATAAATTGCCATTATTATAAAAATTAATTATCGATTATTTATTACACATATTCAAAATAATCATAGAACCATCCATAGGTATTCTTGATTGCCTGAGAAAGCTCAAATCCTAATATCTCCTCATAATCATCAGGTAGTCTTTTAAATTCGGTTCTTAATTTATGATCACCGTATATTCCATGAATTAAATCATTTTCATGTGTTACCTGCTCGATTGTTTTAAAATTATGTCCTGGATAATAGTCAATCCCTATATAGTCGTAGAATCTTTTAACCTCTGATTCTGGATCGCTCATAAGGTCCTCGTATCTAATAAAAAGTATATTTTTATCTATTCCCTGATCTATTATATCTCTCAATCTATCAACAGAAACACCAACAGGTACACCATCAGCCCAAATATCTATTCTTTTTCTGAGAGTTGTACCGACCAATTCCGGAACATTCTGCACATGATTCTCGCGATGTGGGTTTTTTCTAAAATTCTTCTCCATTGATGAATATACGGATCTAAGATCCCTAACCATACAGACAACCTTGGGTTCGTGCTGGAGCATATTAAGAAGTCCGTAATTTACTCCCCATTCCCTACTTTTTTCGAGTACAAATGGTTTGTCCGTTATGTCATTAAAATATCCCTGAATTCCTGCCATACAATATCCTATGAAAGCTTTCTTCATGACCTCCGGATCCTGAGCTAAAACAGCTTGCGAATTATTATAAGCGTTCTTGGAGGAAAGCACCATGTCAGCAAGTCCCGAAGTGGGAGTGCAATAGAAATCAGGATTTTGTGCAATTATATTTTGCCAAAGTGTTGATCCAGATCTAGGTAATGATGAGTTGAATATTATTTTTTTCATCAATCGAGATGTTTTTATTATTATACTGCGATTGATGAAAAAAATTTCAAATTATTTATTCTGATTGCGGGGTTTCAGTTCTTTTGGGTTGTGGTGTTTCAGCGCCTTTCCAGAATTTAGTATTCTTATCTTTCCTTGTACCTATAACAAGTACATCATATTCTATATCAAGATTTGCCTTAATTGTTATCTTTGAATACGTGTCGTCTATAACACCATAAGCAATTCCAAATCCATTTTTAGGTGTTATCCAAACTTGAGCGTCTTTATTTAGATATTTGAAATAATCTGGTAAGTCAATTATTGCTTCCCCGTTAACAACTACAATATTAAATCTATAAATATTATCCCCTGCTGTTGGTGATTCAACAAAAGAGTGATTTAATCTCAATTCATCACTTAATTTAGGGTTTGGGTGGTCAATACTAAAAGTACCACCACCAGTTTTAACAATATATTGGACAAATGTTGCGTTATTTTGATTAGCAGTAAGATTACTTCCTAACATATGCACATTATAGCAACCTGCTGTATCATTATTAAAACCACCTCCTATGGAGCTATAACATGAACCACTTCGAATTTTATGATATCTTCCAGATCGG